CTCGGTCGACTTCTCGGCGTCCTGCGGCTCCGGGGTCAGCGCCTCGGGCGGTTGCAGCGTCAAGGTGGTGCGCAAGCCTTCCGATGAGACATCCCAGGTCGCGGCGGTGATCGCCAGCTGGCGATCGAGGCCCATCCACGCGTCCTCGACCTCGACCATGCGGTTGATCGGCCACGGCCCGCTGCCGTCCGGCATCAGCCAATCGGCGACGGTGATCTCGGCTTTGCGCGCCTTGCCCCAGCGGTTTTGCTTCTCCCAATTTGCCCGCTCAAGCGCGTTGTCGTTGTCGGTGTTGGCGCTTTGCACGAGTAGCAAGGGCCGGAAGCGCGGCACCGACTCGTCCTTGACCTCGCCGACGCTAAACGATGCCACCTCCGGCGGGATCTCGTCTGCGTCGTCATCGGCCGCGCCCTTGGGCGATTTCTGCTGACCTTTGACGATATAATCCGAATAGCGGTCCTTATCGTCGAGGGTGCCGACCGCGCGGAGGATGTTCTCGCCTTGGATAAGGCGGGTATCGAGAAACTCATCCGAACCCCGGGTGATCAACAGACTGCCGTCCGGCTCCTCGTAGGCGAGCACCTGGCGCAACCGAGTGAGCCGCTCGATCGCCGCCCAGCACTCCTCACCTTGCTGGATTTGGAAGTCTAGCGGCTCGCCGAGATCGGCGTCGATCGTGACCTCGATATCGTGCTGCGCCGCGATCGTGCGGATGATCTCGGCCGGATCGCCGGATTTCCACTGCCGGGGTTCGCCGACATAGGAGCAATCGACGAGGTCGGAGACCAGCCCGCGGCCGGAAAGCTCGATGTCGTGGCTCTGGCCGTCATAGACGACTGCGACGCGGTCGATGTAGCCGGTGCAGATGACAAAATCGTAGATGCGGACCTCGACGCGGTCGAAAGTCTGCAGCCACCAATCTTCCTCTAATCCCGGCCAGGAGCGGGTCGCGCCGACGCCAAATTGTATACAGGCGCTATCGACCGAGCGCTCGATCCGGACGCGCACCCAGCCGCCAAACGACCGGCCGGCGATGTCGAGATAAAGCGGAACCCTCACGGCCACGCCGGCACCGTCACTTGCGGCGCCATAAAGTTCGGATGCGCCGTCGGGTTGGCGTTGCGGATGCGCGGCGCCTGGCGCGCGTCGCGGTAGCTCCAATGGGCACAGACGAGCGACGGCATCGCGCTATTGGTCAGGAGGATTTCGTTCTCGATCGGCGAGAGCGCACGCTTGTTGATCAGCACCAGCGCCAGCGTCTTGACCTGGCGCAGCATCCGCAAGGTGCCGTCATTGCGCGCCGCCGCCTCGGCCTCGACCTGGTCAAAGAGCGCGAGCAGCGTTTCGCGCAGCGTCGTCGCCCCGGCCGCCGATCCCAGCGCCAGCGACGGCAGGCGTTCGGCAAACGCCAGCGCCCCGGCGCGGTGGATGAGCGCGGCCATCGCGTTGCGGTTTTCGAGCTGCTGCGTGCGGCTCGCCGTATAGTAACCGGGCCGTGCTTGGCGCACCGGCGGCAAGAGCGGTTGCCACTTGGCATGATCGGCTAGATGCGCCAGGGCGACGCCGTCATCGGCGAGGACATAAAGACCGATCTCACGGACAAAGCGGTTGATGCCATCGGCGATCGCGCGCGGCGGCTGAAAGATGAAACCGCGCACGTCGTCGCGCCCAAACACCGCCGCGTAGAGTTCGGCATAAGCGGTCTCGTCGGCAAAGGAGCGCCGGACCGCGGTGTATTCGTAGGCCGCGAATTCGGCGAGCATCAGCTCGGCGTCATCGGTGAGAAAATCCGGCCAGCCGGCGATCTGCCAGGTCATCCGGCACCGCCAAAGGACCCGGCGGTCGTGTTGTAGCCGCCCGCGACCATCGCCAGCAGCTGCCAGCCGGGATCGCTCTCAAAGGACGGGGTGTCAAAGCTACCGGCCTCGACAAAGCCCAATTCAAACGTCGCATAGTAGATGCCGTCCGCCCGGCTTTCCGACACCGAGCAATCCTCGCACATCACGACATGCTCGCCGTGGAACGGGTGGATGAGCGTGCCGGGACCGTCGGCCTCGCAGGCGTTCAACAGCGCGTCGCGCGCGGCCTCGTAGCCGTCGCCGAGCACATAGGCGGTGAACTTGAAGCGCCGCGCCTTGCGGCCCATGTCGGCGGCTTGCGGGATGTTGCGCAGCGGATATTCGCGGACATCGGCGCGCCGGCCGGTGTCGGTGTGGTACGAGTCGACTCGGAACCGGGCGCCCCGGAAATAGCCCGAGGCGTCGGCAAGGCCGCGGCCGGGAAAGAGCCGTTGGCTCTGCATCAGTAGGCGTTCGCCGCCGCGCCGCGCGGGCCGGCATAGCTGGTGTTGAGATTGATATCGAGGTTAGGGCTGCTGCCGCCTTGGGCGACCCGGGTGCCCTGCGGCACGCCCGAGAAATCGACGCTGATCTGGCCGTTGAACCCGCCCTGCACGGACCTCGCCAATTCCATCGCACCAGCGCTGACCTCGCGCCCGGAATTGGCCAGTTCCATCGCGCTTGCACTGACGCCCTGGCCCGAATGGGCAAGGTCGGTGGCGCTGTCGGTGATCTCGCGACCCGCGTCGCTAAAGCCGCCGTAAAGTTGCTGCGGCGTCGCGACCTCGCTCTTGGTGCTGCCATAGATATTCGTCGGCACCACCGGCGCGGTGGTTTCGCCAAGGATATTCGTCACCGCCGCCGCCGGCGCGGTGATCCCGCCGTAAAGCTCCTGTGCCGTTGCGACCGGGGAGGCGACGGTACCGTAGATGCCGCCGGCCGGCATTTCCGCGCTGCCGGTGCGCGCCAAGCCGAGCCGTTCGAGGAATCGCTCGACCGCCCCGAGGACGTCGCCGATCCAGCCGGCGACGCTGTCGAGCGCGCCCTTGATCTTGCCCATGATGTCGGGACCGGCGAACCAGTTGGCAAAGCTCTCCCACGCGGCCTTGATCGGATCGGGCACTAAGCCTTGCAGCCATTCCTCAAACGAGCGGCTGCTCCCATCAAGCGCGGCACGCACCGGCTGCATTGCGTCGTCGACCGCCTTCGCCACGGCGAACCACTTGGCGCGTACTTCCTCGGGCACCAGGCTTTCGAGCCAGCGCGTCGTCGCCTCCCTCGCCCCGGCGAGCGCGGTCTTGACGCGGTCCATCTGTTTGTCGATCCACGGTCCGATGGTGCCCCAATTCCGGTAGATTAGGATCGCTCCGGCGGCGATCGCCAGAATGGCAGCGCCGACCGGGTTGGCGGCAAGCGCGACCCCGAGACCGATCAGCGCTTTGCCGATGCCCAGAATCGCGATGAGGATGCTGGGCGCGACGACCGCGGTGAAGGCGAGCATCATCGCATTGCCCTTGCCGATGATCGCGACGAGGCCATCCCAGATCGGCCGCAAGCTGTGGATCACCGGGATGATGTCGGTCTTCACCAGGGCGACAAACGCTTTGCCCATCTGGACGAGGTCGCGCACCACGGCGACGATCTCGGTCTTGAGCCATTCCTTGTTGGCGGTGAGCCAAGCATCGACACCGCCGGCGGCGGCGTTCATCGAGGGCAGCAGCTCCTCGAGGACCTCGTAGGCCAAGCCTTTCGCGTGCTCGGCCAAGGTCGTCATGGTGTCGCCGAAGGCTTTGGCAGCGCGCGCGGTCTTTTCCGACATGACCGCGGCGCCGTCGCCGAGCGCCTCGATGCCCTGGCGGCCGAGTTTTAAGATCGGCAGCAATTCGGCGCCGCTCTTGCCGAAGAATGTCTGCGCGATCCGCATTTTGTTGGTTTCGGTAGTAGCCCGCGCGACGGCGTCGGCGACCCGTAAAAACGCCTCGCTCGATTGAATTGTCCCCTTGGCGACTTCCGCTCCGCTGAACCCGAGCGCGCGCAATCCCTGTTGCGCTTCGGTCAGTTTCTTGGCGGGCTTGGTCGCGTCGGCGAGCGCCTTGTTCATCTTGACGATCGCGCCGGTCACCGATTCGGCGGCGATGCCTTCCTGTTTGGCGGCATATTGCAGGCGCTGCAGCTGCTCGACCGCGATCCCGGTCTTGGCCGACAATTTGACAAGCTCGCCGCCGGTCTTGACGGCATCCGTCACCAAGACGCCGAGGCCGATCCCGCCGGCGATGACGCCGAGCCGGGCAAACGGACCCAACACCCCGGTGATGGCGCTGCGCAGCTGCAGGACCGAGCGGCCGACATTCGCCATCGCGCCGCCGATTTGGTTGAGGCCGGTTGCTTTGAAAAGCGCGCCCGGTACCGCTGCCAGAGAGCGCAGCTTGCCAGTCGATTGCGCCAGCTTTTGGTTGAGATTGGCAATCGGACGGGTGAACTGATCGGTGAGCTTGACGACAACAGAGAAACCCGGCGAACCGCCACGCGCCATCTAATCGCGCCTTTGCTGCCGTCTCATCTCACGGTCCAAATACTCGCACCGCTTCGCCCACCATTTGAGTTCCCAAGTGTCGAGCTGTTTTAGTTCACTCGGCGTCCAGTGAAAATTGTAGGCGAGCCAAGCCCCGAGTTCCCGCCAGTCTCGGGGGACTCTTCCCCCATAAAGGTGGCCGCCGCCTCGCTGAGCCGCCGCAGATCGCGCGACCGCAGTTGTTTGATGACCGATGGTGGGAGCAGGCTGCAGGCGCAGATCAGCATGATCGCCCGTTCGACATCGCCCTGCGCCCGGTCGAGCCGTTGCAACGCTTCAAAGGTCGGCTCGATCAATTCGATTTCGCGCAGCTCATCGTCGCCGTGCTTGATCGGCACCGCAAGCTGGACGGTGACGCGAAGGATGTTGTCCATCACGCACTCTGCCGGCGCATGTCCGGCCCCTCAAAGCGGACGGTGCAGGTGCCGTCCTGGGCGTTGTATTCGAGATCGCCCGACTGAAACGCGTTGCGCAGCACCCAGACCTCGCCGATCTCGGTTTCGGCGGTGACGGTCGCGTCGGTGATCTCCTTGAGGTCGGTCAGCGGGAATTGCGGCCGGTTGGTGATCTCGATCTCGATATAGGGCGCGCGGTAGACGCTCTGAAATCCATGAAATCCGTCGAGACCGGAAACCGGCGTGCGGGTCTTTTCGTTGGGCGAGATGGTGAG